ATACAAGCCAGTGCGTGACAAATGGGTTCCAATGGAAATCATAAAGAGGTCAGCACAAATACCATTTGTTGGTTTAAAGAATTGAATCATAAATTAAGCATATAATGTTGTACAACGCCCCAGTCAAAGGTGAAGATGGTCTCTACTTTGTGAAAGCGCTTACCGACGAAAAGCGCAAATGCTTTGTCCAACTCAACGGAACAACCATCGCTGATGTATCCAACGAAGTTGTCTTTGATTTGAACACCGATTCCAACAAGACCAAGGTTCAAACCATCGATGATCTTAACCTCGAAGCCGCTCGTGAAAACTGTGCGTCTTGGTTCGGTAAGCAACTTGGTGATGACGTCATCAAGAGTGCCTACACCCCAAGTATCGTCAACGAACAAATTACAGGCGACTGCATTACTGTTACCAAGGTGTTCAACAGTGATCAGGAGCTCGTCGATTTTGATCTCGTTAAGCAAGGTAAGAAATCCAGTGTGATCCTCGAGTTCGCTGGTCTCTGGTTCGCCAAGAAGGCCTTCGGTCCAGCTTGGAACATTTTCCAGGTCAAGGTTTTTGATGAACCCGATCTCGAAGTGTACCCAGAAGAATATGCATTTGATGACGAAGATGCCCAATAAAAAAATTGTTGATCATATATAAAAGATAATGAAGGGTCGCACTCAGAACCTCATGATGTTGCTTGCCATCGCTGCGTTGGTCTATGTACTCTTCAGCATGAAGAAATCTAACTACTCTATTGACGAACTTGAATATGCTCCATTCGGTTTGGACGTCGCCGCGGCCGGTCCAGCGGCTGCGCCAGTCTCCAAGGGCAGCTGCGGCATGCGTGCGGGTACCGGTCTTGCGTCCTCTCTCCTCCCACGTGAGGTTGCTTCTCAGGAAGACTTCGGTCAGTTTGCTCCAGAAGACATCCTCAAGGGACAAAACTTCCTCGAACCACGTAAGCAAATTGGCTTCCCAGAAACTGTCGGTGGTGCGCTTAGAAACGCCAACCAACAAATCCGTGCTGACCCACCAAATCCAAAGGATGGCTATGTCTGGAATAACTCTACCATTGTTCCAGACGAGATGCAGCGTGATTTGTGCTAATTTCGCTTAAAGATTAGACCTTAGCTTTATGTAAATAATGTCAGTACCTAACGAACTTTCCGAAAGCGTTTCGAAGCTTGTGGAACTCAGCAAGCAACTTTCTGAAGCGAAATCTGATATCAAAATCCTCAACCAAGAAGAAAAGCGTCTCAAAGAGTCTGTGAAGAGACATATGGTTGATCAGGGCATTGATACCATTAACCTCAGAAAGGGTAAAATTAGCCTACGTAAGTCTGTCCGAAAGGGTAGCATGAATAAGGATGCTATCAAGGATGGCCTTCTTCAGTTTTTCGGTGGCGACGAAGCCAAGGTAGAAGGCGCTCTTAATGCTATCCAGGACAACCTTAAAGTAAAGGAATCTACTTCGTTGTCGTTAACTGGGATAAAAGATAAGCCTCCTAAAGAAGATAAGTAAGAACCATGGTTTGGAGTCAATATGTGTATGAGGCTAGCGTTGGATACGACGCCGCCTCTAGTGATGATGATGAATTTGTCGAAGATTCTCAATTGAATGTAGAAGACTGGCAAATCACATATTCAGAAGAACTTTGGGAGCTTTGGGATATTGTACAATCTTTACTCAAAGACGCCTATCTCGAACGGGAACTTATGACTAATTGCACATTTTCAGATTTTGCCGAATTTTGTTATGACGAACACAAAGATGATTGTGACTTTGTCTGGATTCCATATGAATCCACATTATCTTACATTTGGAGACACATTCAAGAATATATTGATGCAAAAGGGTTGGGGACTGAGTTTATGTCGGGTGCAACATTCGATCACTGGGTAAGATTTGCATCTGACCACTCAACTGAAAAATATGTGAACGTATATTAAACAATGCTTCCAGATATCACTTCTCAAAAAGTTGCCATTCCAGCTGCTCTTTTTTTGGCGCTCAGCCCGGGTGTTCTTCTCACCACCGACGGGCAAAGTCTCAAATTCCGAAACGGAAAAACCAATCAAATGGCCATCATGTTCCACGCTCTCGTATTCTTCCTCGTGTACAGTCTCGTCGCGAAGGCGATGGGTCTCGTATTGACGAAGACCGACTTGATCGTGACTACATCGCTATTCTTGGCGCTCAGTCCAGGTCTGCTCTTGACAATTCCACCAGGTTCTGGCGGAGTTCTCCGATCCGGTCAAACGAGCCCAGTGGCGGCGTTGACCCACGCGATCGTTTTCGCAGTGGTGTTCGCGCTTTTGCGTCGTCAATTTCCTCAATTCTATTAAATAGGAGGATGAAGTACCTTGTTTTAGGTCCTGCTTCAATGGGTATCTACTCAATGATAGGATCTCTCAAAGCACTTGAATCACAACTTGTAGATATTGAAGAAATATCGGGCGCCTCCGCGGGGTCTATACTAGCGCTGTTTTTAGCATTAGGGATGTCCATTGACGAAGTGTATAAAATATCTTTATCTCTGAATATCCCCGAATTTGTTAAATTACGCATAGGTTCATTCTTTAACAAATTTGGTTTTGTTGATTTAGCACCTATTCGTGAAAAACTCGTAGAAGTATGTGGTTGTGATCCCACATTTGAAGAGCTAGATATGAAAATATACATTTCTGCATATTGTCTAAATAATTCGACAACTGAATATTTTTCTAGGGATACACATCCCAAAATGAAAGTTATTGATGCAGTTTGTATGAGTATAGCGATACCTCTCATATTTTCTTGTGGAAAGTATGAAGGCAAAACTTATGTAGATGGTGGTACACAAGAACAATATCCAATGATTCCATTTTTGGGGAAGAAACCACACGAAATTACATGTATGAAACTGAGGATGGACCGTGTATATCAGGAAGAAATAAACAATCCTAGGCAGTTTGTTGAGTCTCTTATTCGCTCAACACTAAACAATAGATCAACATATGAAGGGAAAATGAATATGATAGAAATAAACGTTGGAGATACCAATATATTTGATTTCAATATGTCTTATGAAGACAAAATTAGACTATATAATATAGGTTACTCAACCACCAAAT